GTGGACCGTCTGGCCGGCCCAGATGCCGGGTTCCCACACCGTGCACCCACCCTCGGAGATCGGATCCTTGACGGAGGCGAGCGTCCTGTTGCCGAGGTTTCGAGCTTGCTTCGCACGATGAAGATTGGAGTCGCTGACGAAGCGTTCCTGCCGCCCGTACGCGAGGATGCTCGCGGCATCTCGCACCCAACGAGTATGCTTCCGCTTCTCCGGCTCGACCATGACGGCATTGGCCAGATCCACGCTGTCACGAGATCGCGTGTATTCCGTGAACGGGAACGTCGTCACGTAATCCGGGGCGTCGTTGTCGAGGTTGATCGTGGACGTCACCGTGTCCGACCGGTACATGCGGAACACGTTGTCCAGGTCGATGAAGTAGTGGGCGCGGATCTCATCGGCCACATGCCCGAGCGCCTCGTCGACGGTCGAGCCGAAGTAATCGTATGCCTCGACGATCTCGTCGGGGATGTGCGACAGGTCGATCCCGTCGAGCGCCCAGATCCCCTTGCGAGTCATCTGCCGGAGGAGCCATCGGACGCGCCTCTTGGCCTTCTCCTTCTTCCGCTTCCGACGTCGCCGGACGAGCGCGTCGGAAAGCTTGGCGGAAAAGTCCTGGGCGTCGAGCGACCAGACGCGTGGACCCACCTCCGAGCGATAGGCCTCGGTCACCGTCTTCAGATGGCCCGCGAAGATCTTCTCCCCACGGAATGCGACGAAGATCCGATCCTCGACGTCGAACGCGTGCCCCTCTCCCTTGTCGACGACCTCGCCGGAAAAGCTCGCCGCCATGTCGGGATACTCTTGCGAGATCCCGATACTGTCGAGCGTCGGCCAAAAGTCGAACGAGCGGGTGACGTTACGGAACCGCCACGTCCCGCGACTCGGATACGTCATGACGGATCGTTGTAGCGATTGCCGGCGCGACCACGGAGGCGCATCCTCTTGGCCATCCGCCGTTCAAGCTCGTCGATCCCTTGATCGTTGGCGATGAGGGTGCCCACATGGATGTGCACACGATCTCCCCGGGCGCCCCTAGAACGACCCAGGTCGTCTCCGGCACCCCTCGAGGATACAGATTGCCATCCGACACCGGCGCCGGCCATCCTGGGTCCACCGAAGGACATCGCCCCCGCGAGTCGGAGACCCATCTTCTCGGCGGTCGGAAGACCTCGCTCGGCACCCTTCGCCCATTGCATGACCATGTGCGGGCCCCATGACCGGATGTCGTGAAGCGGACCCTCACGAGGAGGCGAGGAGAACGCGATGAAACGAGAGACGGCATTCGCGATGGAACGCGCGGCATTCTCGGTCTGAGGGACCGAGCCGAGGAGCTGACTGTTGAAGTTGTCGCCGGCGTGATCGCCCCACGCATCAGCCTTCGCCGGAAGCGTCCCGACGGTCGAGGTGACAGCCGTGACGATCGCTCCGCCCGCGGTTTTCGTCGCGCCGGCTGAGATCGCCAATTCCGTGGGCCATGCCTCGCCCGCTCGCTTCGCCGACCGCTGCACGGCCAACTGTGCACGGAGCGCCTTATTCGTGATGGTCCGGGACATCTGTCCGATCTTGCCGCCGGCACCGGTCGCGGCGTCGTCGATGACGGTCGCGACATCCGCCCAGACAGTCTCGGTCGATCCGGCGAAATCACTCTGGGCGGCACGGATATTCGCGTACTGCTTCGCGTAATACGCGGCGGCGGCAGGGTCATTCTTCTCGACCGCTCGGTGCATCATCTTCAAGACATGCACCGTGGCCTTGTGGAATTGCTGCATGCGCTTCTTGAAGGGTACGATCTTGGGCCCTTCGGCCATCGCATCACCAATCGCGCTCGAAGCTTCGCTAACCCGGTTCAACGTCCCGAGGATACCGTCGCTGACACCGTTCGCCCAACGAGCACCGACCGTGTAACCGGCCATCCTCGCTGTCGTCGCCGGGATCTCGCTCGGAAGAGTCTCAAGCGGACCCTGCGCGCCTTGCACAATCCCTTCGCCAAGAGCGGCACCGACGGGCACGCCAGCGGCCGTGGCCTTGGGCTTGAGCGCGGTTAGCTGCGCGATGCCCGCCGTCAATTCATTGACGACATCCGTATTTCCACGGGCGGAAGCTTCGACGATCGCGGCATTCATCGCATCAATCGCGGAAGAAATCTGCTCCGTCGTGAGGGTCGTATCCTTGAGGATCGCGTGGAGCTGACCGCGGAAAGCTTCCATCATCTGTCCGCCGCCGGCGGTGTCCGCGACGACCCGCTCCCAACCTTGGATCTCGTTCAGCTTCTTGGCGAAACCGGCCATGTCGGCGATCGCCTCGGCGCCCGTCTTGTCGCGCTCTGCCGCGGCCTTATCCGCGAGATCCTTCTGCGAATTCTTGACGGTCTCCTGGAATTGGTTGAATTGATCGACGAGCGCGATCCCAATGCCGACCAGGCCGAGCACGGCGGCGCCCTTGAACGCCATGCCAAACTTGCCGCCCATCGCGGATCCCCACTTGTCGGCCATCCCTCCGCCGATCTTGGAGAACAGACCACTCGCGCCGCCCAGGACGGAGCCAAAGACCTTCGAGAACACGCCCGCGGCACCCTCTGCGAGGGGACCGAGCACGGCCTTCAGGACGGGCATCCCGAGCTTGATGCCGATGCCGATCGCGGCACCGACACCGCGCCCGATCCAACGTCCCATCTGCGGTCCGAAGGCCATCATGAGCGGAGCGACAGGCGCGAGGAATTCGCCGGCGCTCAACGCCCAATCACGAAGTTGGGCCTGCATCCGCCGGACCGTGCCGCCGATGCCACCCTCCATGATCTCGAAGGCGCGATCGACGCTTCCCGTGGAGTCGCGCACCGCTTCGAGAGAGTCCTTCGCCGCCTCCATTTTTTCTCCGGTCAACTGCGTGACCGCAGCCGCACCTTCGATGCGTCCCGTCAATTTGATGAGCGGAATGCCGGTCTCGTCGCTGATCTTTCGCAGCAATTCGAGCGTCCCTTGGAAGCCGAGCGTATCGAACGCGGCTTGGCTCGTCTCATAGCCATACTGCCCGATCACCTTGTTCAGGGATGGCGTGCCCTTTTGGATGCCGATCATCGCCGAGCGGATCTGCGTGATGGCCTCGGATGTGCCGGTGCCTTGCAGGGTCATCGCCGTGATCGACCCGAGCACCTCGTCGAAACCGACGCCCATGGCCGACGCGATCGGCGTGACCTGGGCGAGTGATGCCGACAATTCCGGGATCGTCGTGACGCCCTTCTCAACCGCCTTGAACATCTGATCCGAAGCGACCTTCGTCTCTTCGGCCGACATACTGTACGCATTCGAGACGGCGGCGAGCGCCTTGACCGTGGAGGCGGTATCGGCGACACCGGCCTTGGCCGTCTTTGTCGCGATCTCCATGAATGCGAAGGCATTTTCCTGCGAGACGCCAGAGGAGAGCGCGTCATAAAGGCCGGCCGAGATATCTTCGGTCGTGGTGCCGTATTCTTTCGCCAGACCACGGACCTGATCCTTCATCTCGTTCATGGCATCGGCAGAGATGCCGGGAAGGATCGAGAACACTTCGCGCATCTGGTCGTCGAATTGGACGAACGACTGCACGCCCACCATCGCGGCATCGCCGACAAGTCCGCCGGCGATACCGGACGCGACAGTCCCCATGCGCTGGAGACCGCCGAGATCCTTGCTCACGCCGGCCAGTCCGCTCTTGATGCCGGACGCATCGATGCCGAGCTTGATGAACAAGGAGGCGAGCGTGCCACTAGCCATTGCTCGCCTCCTTCTTCTTCGGTTTCGCTGCTTTCGCTAGAGCACCGAACACGGCATCTGCCTTCGTTTTGAACGCCTGCTCGTCGACACCGGCCGGAGTACTCGTCACGATGCCCGGCATGAAATCTTCGCGAGTGTATGCGCGCGAGCGCTTGCGCCGGTCCCGATTGACCGATGCGATGATCGCCGTCTGCTCGGCGATCATAGCATGGTCAATGTCCGCGCCGAACGGTTCCAATCGGAAATAGGCCATCCACTCGGCGAATTCCCGCGACGAAATTCGTCGTTGGACCTCGTGGACGCTACACCCGAAAGCAAGCGCTAGGCGGAACCAGAAACGACGCTCTGCCCTTCCCCCAATTCGGCCGTCAGCTCCTCGACCTCATCGTCGGCGAGACCCGACAGTCGCTGTGCGACCTTGAAGATCCGCTGAAGAGCGGCGGCGTTCTTGCGGCCCAGGGCGACGACCTGGGCATCGGCGAAGACGCGGACCGCACGGTCGGATGGCTTGCGCACCGACTGGGCGACGAGCTTGGCCCGGAGGTTCTCGAGGTTCACCTCTCGGGTCTTGCCCTTCTTGCTCTCGACGAGCGCAAGCTCGAAGGCGTCTCGCTCGAAACCGGCGAGGGAAACGACGCGAGCGCGCACGCCCCACTCGGGGACGTCGACCCACTCCTCGGTGATGTCGTCCATCGCGAGGATCGCGGTCGGGTCGTCGAGATCGGCCAGCACCACGGGCGCGTTGATGACGGGTTCCGTCACCTTGTCGTCATGTGTCTTCGTAGAATTCATGATCCACCTCTGTCGGGAGGAATGAGCGGAGGGGGCGAGGCCGACACCCCGCCCCCTCGCATGTTACGACGTGAACGAGTGCTGCGGGACTGGGGCCCCCGACGGCCTGAGCGTCACGTCTGCGGAAAGATGCCCGTCCACCGGCGCCGACTTCGCGAAGCCGGTGACGTAGGCATCGAACATCCACCCGGAACCGTCCGGGTACTCCAGCTCGTAGGCGTCGAGATCCCGACCCTCCCACGCGTCGATGAGGCCGGTCCCGTGCGAGTGCGTCGGCTCATCGAACCGGAACACCAGCGGGAACGACACCTCGCCCGTGCGCTTGATCGTCGGAATGAATTCCTCGACGCCATCCGGACTGTCGTGGCC